TAAAAAAATGATACAAGTATCAAAGCCAAACATTTATTTATTAGGAGATAGCTTTGTAGTGATGAATGATTTTACCTATAACTTAGTTAACAATGGAACTAATAATATATTAGATTATACTTTTGATGGCGTGGGTAGTTCGACATTGGCAGACCAAAAAATAAGATTTGATGGAGCTACAACAAGTTATGGAGATACTTTGATAATAATGGATGGAGGACTTACGGATTCAGCAGCAGTAGCAATATCTTCTATTGATGCAATGGTAGCACATTTAACACATAATAGATGGGTATGGGTACAGCCAAGCCCTGCTGAAGATGCAGAGGGTAGTGCTGCACGTATTTTATGGGATGCTAAAGTAGCAACAATACAGGCTCATATTGGGGTAGACCATTATGTAGAATGTTTAACAGAGTTACAGGCAGCAAACAACGGTAGTGTAGGAGATTTGTTAGACGTTTCAAATAACATTGTACCTAGAAGTTTAAGAACTGATAGCATACACGAGTCATCAGCAGGCGGTATTATAAGGACAAGGTTAATATCTAACTTCATTAAGAATAAAGGTTGGTAAATAAAAAACAACAACAATTAAGAATATATTAAAATGCCACAAAGAATACTACAAGCACCTTAATTAATTTTTAGTATATTTGCCTAAACTAAATAAATAAACTATGAAAAAATTAATTATTATTATCGCTTTAATTCCTGTAATGGCTAAAGCACAATTTATTAAAGATGACAAACTAAAACATAAACTAGCTAGTCACACTATTGTACACGCTGGAGGATATGCTATGTATAAAGCAACTGATAAACCAGGACTATCTATATTTACTAGTATGGTAACATCTCTTTTAATTGGGTATAGCAAAGAGAAGTTTCACGATAAGACTTTTAGTAAGGAAGATATGATTGCTAATATTAATGGCGTTGTTATCGGTGCTGTTTGCTTAGCGGTTACAATAGATTTGAATAAAATTAAAATAAATAAAAGAGAACAATTAAACCAAATAAATTTTGAATAAGATGAAGAAAGTAAAAAGAAGAACAACAGTTAAAACAGTAGTAAAAGAAGATAAACCAGTTAAAATTAACCCACCTAGAACCCCAAAATAAATGAATAAGCATTTCGCATCAATATTATTATTTGTTTTCTTAGCGAAAGCATACGGAACTTTATACCTTTATAAACTTGGATTAATCAATGTAGATACGTGGGTTCTTGCTCACGATTTAGGTAACTGTATTTTGTTTTGTGGCTTTTGGTATTTATTAAAAGACAAAGTAAATTCATTTATATACTCTTTGGGTATGGCAATTTTTATATCAAGATTGATTACTCAGGTTTGTTCAAAAGATTGTGAATATTGGTATGAAATGCTTTCAGTAGTAACAATAACATTAATAATATATTCAATAAAAAAAATATGGTAGTTTTAGGAATAACATCAAGCCTAAAAATTGGAGCTGCTATTATCGGCTCTAGTTTGTTTGGTAGTGTAATCACAATCTTTTTAGCTAAATGGTTAGGAAAGACAAAAGAAGAAGCTGAAATAGTTTTAAACTGGGAACAGATACACGAAAAAAGAGATAAAAAACTTCTATCAGAAATTAAAAGGTTAGAGGGTAAGCTCGATGAGTTTATGAAGCAAATGGAGAAAGAAAGAGCTATTCATAAAAGAGAAATTTTACTTTGGGAAGAAAGCGACAGAAAAAAAGATATTATCATTGCAAATAGAGAAGAAACAATTTCAAGTCTAATAAAAGAAATAGAACTAAATCAATAAAAAGATGGGAGAGTATAAAGATAAAAAAGGAGTTACAAAAGTTGGTAATTTTTTAAGGAAGTTAAAAGGGGTTGCCCCTGATGTTTTAGACTTCGCTGCTGATGTTACTGGATTAAGTCAATTAAGGCTTTTAGGCGATGCAATAGAGGGAACTGATACAATCACCCCAAAAGATAAAGATATTGCTTTAGCGTTGCTTGAAATGGATAAACAAGAAGCTATTGAAGTAACTAAACGCTGGGAGTCAGATAATTTAACAGATTCTTTTTTAAGTAAGAATGTTCGACCAATGTCTTTAATATTCTTAACTTTTATAATTACCTTGTTAATGTTTACAGATTCCATTGAAAATTGGAACTTTGACGTTAAAGAAGATTACATTGATTTAATGAAAGCATTGTTAATTACTGTTTATTTTGCTTACTTCGGTGGTCGTTCATATGAAAAATATACTAAAATAAAACAATAGTTAAAAAGAATTTGTTATATTTGCACAAATTAAAAATATAACTTATGAAAAAATCACACAGGTACTTATCAAAACAAGAAGCGAAAGCATTAGGATTACCACCTAAAGAAAACGAAGTTAACAGAAACCAATCAAGATATTATTTAACTCCTGAACAATGGGAAGCTATTTTAATAAATAGACAAACACCAAACAAAAGAGAGTTTGTTGAGGTACAAAGAAAGTTTGACAAAGATGGAGAAGTAACATCTAGTTTAGAGAAGTTCCAAAGTAAACCAATTGAAATACCTGCAAATTTTGAAATTATAAAAGTTTCAACTAGTAAAACAACTGGTCAACAATGGGTTCAATATGCAGCTAAAAAAGAAGATGTTGAAGTTAAAGAGTTTGATATTGATTCGATTATAAAGAAACACATTAAACCTATTGAATTAAAACCAATAACAAAAGAATGTTATTCAAGTGATTTTGATAGTTTAACTTATACAGATGTTCACGTTGGTATGGAAACGGATGCTGATAACAATTCAATGTATTCTACTAAATGGAATTATGAAGAGATTATCAAAACGGCTCACTCTATTGTAAATAAAACAATTGCTGAACAAAGTAGTGATAAGTTAATAATTGACGAGTTAGGCGACTTCTTAGATGGTTTTAACGCTCAAACTACTAGAGGTGGACACGCTTTACCTCAAAATATGACAAATGAACAAGCCTTTGATTGTGCTTTAGAGTTTAAAATGATTTTAATAGATGGTTTAGCTCCTTACTTTAAAGAGATAACTTGTAATAATATTTGTAATGACAACCACGCTGGAGCGTTTGGATATTTTGTTAACAAGGCTTTTAAGGATATTGTAGATATTAAGTATAATAATGTTAATATTGTAAACCATAGACAATTTATAAATCATTATTTTGTTGGTAATATTTGCTTTTTAATTTCACACGGTAAAGATGATAAAACTTTAAAGTTTGGGTTTAAACCTTTTTTAGATTCTAAAGGATTGGAGAAGATAGACCAATATTGTAAGCAGAATAAAATTTATAAAACTGCTGAATTAATTATATTTAAAAAAGGAGATTCACACCAATGCGTTTTTGATATGGCTACAAGTGATGATTTTTATTATTTCAACTATCCTGCTTTATCTCCTTCAAGTCAATGGGTGCAAAACAATTTTAAAAAAGGTCGTAGAGGTTTTGTAAATGAATCGTTTAAAGGTTTAGATATAACGCAAAAAGTTAACTTTATAAAATGAAAGCTAACAAAGATTACTATTTAAAAATGAGGGGTTTATTTCTTAGAATGGGTTTTAAGGTTGAGGTTAACCAACTTGATATTCATTTTAAGGTAAACTTTCTATACAATAAAAGAAACCAATTAATAAAAATGTTATGACAGATTTTAAAGAAATACCTAATTACTACGTAGGAACAACTTACAAGTATGAAGCTAGGAAAGTAATAGAAGACTTCCAACCAGATAATTATAACGTTGCTACGGCTTTAACTTACCTTTTAAGAGCTGGTAAGAAGCCTTATGTAAATAATAACTATGAAGATAGTAAGTGCGCAGACATTCAGAAAGCAATTAATCATTTACAGTTTGAGCTTGATAGATACGATTTATAAAAATAATTAATCTTTTACATTAATCCAGTAGGTATTTTACTTGCTGGATTTTTTGTTTTTATATAGTTAAAATGGAATTACAGCGCAACACTTTTGAACGTGTTTACTACCCCCTATCTGAGAGGAATGAAATAAAAAGGTATGTCCCCCCAAAAAACCTAAGTCAATGTGTTGTTTTTGTGTCAAAAAGGGTGTTTTCTCAATGAAATCAACCATCCTAGCGCAACACATTGATATTTTAAAAGTGTTGTTTTTTGTACTATTTAATCTTTTTTTAATAAAATTGTTGTTAATCCAATTATTTAATGTATGTTTGTAGCTCATTAAAACAAAAGCAATATGAAAAACAGAAACATTTATTCAATGGTTGATTATTTAAATGATAATCCAAAAGCCAAAAAAAGAACGAACTCAGAAGAGTTAGTTGAAAAGATAGTTAAAAGAGTTATAGTAAATTATCGAATTACTAAAGATGAACTATTAAGTAAAAAAAGAAATAGAGAGTTTGTTGAAAGT